CGTCAGGAGGAGCTCAGTAAAAAAAAGAAGAAGACGGAGCAGTCCGACAGTGATGGAGATGACAATGATGGCGATTCAGAAAGTGACGAAATGGACGTTCACGAGTATCGTAAATTCCTTTCAAAAATATTCCCATCAAAGAATCTCAATGAAAAAATTAAGGCCGGAGAGAGTTTAAAGAAAATTGCCGACGAGCTAAATGCCGACGATTCTGAAGAAGAACTTGTAGACAAGCCAACTAAAAAATCTAAACTTGCTAAGAAATCTAAGAGGGTTGTCGAGGAAGAGGAGGATGAGCTTTGGGAGACTGCTTCGGATGAGGATGAGGACGTAGAAATTGTCACCAAGAAGAGTAAAAAGGGCAAGAGATCCAAGAGAGTTGTTGAAAGTGATGAGGAAGAGGAGGACGACGACGACGAAGCGGATGCTGTCGGCGGTAAAAATAAAAATAGTAAGGTGAACATTATATTTACAATCGGCGGAATGGGCGAGGAGGAGTGGGAAGATGATGAGGACGATGAGGACTACGAGGAAGACGACGAAGATGATGTTACCGAAGACGAGGACGAGGAGGTTTCCACTGACGAGGATGATGAGGATGATGAAGAGGAGGAGGATGACGAAGAAGACGATGATGAGGAACTTGTTGCACGTCAAAGACAGAAACCGTCTCGCAGTCGCCGCGAAGAATCTACTAAAAAAGAGCCTCTTGCCAAAGAGTCTGTTCCCACAAAACAGTCAGACATGCTTGAACAACTCAAAAAACTATTGGCCGCAAATCCTGCCGACAAGTCTATTCAAAAATGCATTGAAGTCTACGAGGATGACATTGAAACGCAAAAGGCAAAACTTGAAAAGAAACAGCAGAAGCAAAAGGATAAAAACCTGCGAATATTCAAGCGAATTGTAAAGGACAAGAATACAATGAATGACTTTGCGTTCTACGAGAAGTTGGAAATGGAACACCAAAAGAAAATCATCAAGGAGCTGCGAGAAATTAATAAAATTACTCGTATTGAGAAACCATATCGCATGACACTGCTTGAGTCCGACATTCCAGTGGAGTTCAAGTCCGCCGCAATGAAAAAGGTGAATTCGCTCAGGTATATGGAACCTGGGAGCGGTGAGTTCTACAAGAGTAAGAATTGGGTAGACACCTTTATGCGTATTCCATTTAATAAATACGAGGGCCTGCCAATCAGCATTGACGATGGCGTGGAGAAATGCCACGATTTCATGGAAAATGCGCAGAAGACGCTTGATGCAGCGGTTTACGGATTAAACGACGCAAAGATGCAAATTATGCAAATGCTCGGCCAATTGCTGACAAATCCGAAGGCAATCGGCACTGCAATTGCTATCCATGGCCCACCAGGAACAGGTAAAACCAGTTTGGTAAAGGAGGGCATCAGCAAAATCTTGAACCGACCATTCGCATTCATTGCCCTCGGTGGTGCGACGGACAGTAGTTTCCTGGAGGGTCACGGCTACACGTATGAAGGCAGTACGTGGGGTAAAATTGTGCAGATTTTGGTGAATAGCAAGTGCATGAATCCAGTGATTTACTTTGACGAGTTGGATAAGATTAGTGATACGCCGCGAGGCGAAGAGATCGCGGGCATTCTTACGCATCTAACCGATACATCACAGAATTCGCAGTTCCACGACAAGTACTTTGCAGAGATAAACTTTGACTTGAGTAAATGTTTATTCATATTCAGTTACAATGATGAAAGCAAGGTGAGTCCGATTTTGAAGGATAGAATGTACCGCATCAAGACGAAGGGCTATAGTTCCAAGGAAAAGTCGGTAATCTCCACCAACTATCTGCTTCCTAAGATTCGCGAACAAGTGCGCTTTAACACGGAGGATATTATTATTCCAAATGATGTTTTGACGCACATCATTGACAGTCATTGCAACAAGGAGGACGGAGTTAGAAACCTGAAGCGTTGCCTGGAGATTATCTATACAAAATTAAATCTGTACCGATTGATGCGACCAGGAACAAACTTGTTTGAGGGCGAAATGTCGCTGACAGTGGCGTTCCCGTTTCAGGTGACAAAAGAGGTTGTTGATAAATTGATAAAGCGTGACACAGATGCTCACGAAACGTGGCGTAGTTTGTACAATTAAACAGACCGCAATGTAATACATATATAAAAATACATATAAACATTACAAGACATGTATAAATATAGAGCCGTAACTACTGCACAACTATGAGTTTAGATTATTTTCTTTTTTGTCGCTGGTCATACAAGAAAATTATAGAGAATTTGGATGCCGTTATTTTTACATTTGAGGGGCTCCGCACTTGCGCAAACAGTGAGGCAGGTCGTGTCTTTTCTATACAACCCGACATTTTTGTCGCTGAAAACAATGTGCAGTGGGCCATAGAAAGAAGGCGGGTTTTTGAAGATCAGTTGGTCTCATGTGAAACTCGCATTCATGAACTATGCGTGCACGATTTTGTTGAAGATGATATTGACATTGCTTACGATAAATGCAAACATATTAGATACTGTAAGGTATGCGAATACACGGACAATGGTCGCCGCCGGTAGGCCCGCTACCCTACATTATGTAAGCGATTGCAATATTTTTGACCGATTTTCTTCTCTACTGGCTGTAGAAGAGACCCCTGTTTTTTACTTGGAAAGTATTTTGGGAAAATCAAAAATGGACAAAAAAAATGTCCAAAAACGGTTTTGCCAAAATACTTTCCCCAAAATACATGTTTTGTGACCATAATTGAAATTTATGGTCTGGTCACAGAAAAAATAACGCAAAATTTGTGACGGTAATTTTTTAATACTTTTTTGAGGAAAGGGTTTAGGGATATTTTCTGTTGCTAATATATCAACAAATGTCAACTATTTTGTCCCCCAAAATCCCATTAAAATACGCTTGCGAAGCGTGTGACTATTCAACGTCTAATAAAAAGGATTACAACAAACATCTGCTAACCGATAAACACAAAAAACACGGTATATCAACAGATTTCAACAATAAATCCCAAGAAATCCCCAACCATTCAGTTTGTGAATGCGGGAAGATATATAAGGAACGTTCTGGATTATGGAGACACAAGCAGAAATGTACACAAAAGGCGGTTTCCGAGTCTGATGAAGAATGCGCCTCTAAGCCAGTCAGCGAACCGATAGGCAATGACATTATTATGCTGTTAATTAAGGAGAATAGCGAGTTGAAAAATATGATGATGAAGGTGCTTGAAAACGGCACCCACAATACTACAAATAACACAAATATGACCAATTCGCATAACAAGGCATTTAACCTAAACTTTTTTCTGAACGAAACCTGCAAGGATGCTATGAACATCATGGATTTTGTTGATTCTATTAAACTGCAATTGTCGGACCTGGAAAAGGTAGGAGAAGTGGGTTATGTTGAAGGAATATCCAACATTATTGTGAAGAATTTGAATGAACTGGATGTTTCTCAACGGCCGGTCCATTGCACGGATAAAAAGAGAGAAACCATGTACATCAAAGATGAAGATAAATGGGAAAAGGATGAAAATAACAACAAGATTAAAAAGGCAATAAAACGCGTGGCATCCAAGAACCAACGGTTGCTGCCCAAGTTTAAAGAAGCGCATCCAGATTGCGGGACTTATCACTCCAAGTATTCGGATCAATATAACAAAATTATTATAGAATCGGTTGGTGGGTCGGGCGACAATGACGCAGAAAAGGAGGAGAAGATAATCCGGAACATATCCAAAAATGTTGTTGTTGAAAAATAAAAAATTGATTTCAAATAGCAAAGTTAATTAATATGCATAGACAAGAAATGGCAGACAAACAACCAACAAAACGGGCGTCTAAGGCCGTAAAGGTTGCAAAACCAGCATTAATTATTGAAGACGATGTAGCGTGCGAGACAGCATCATCACCTGACTTAGAAATTAATAAAATATATAACGAGGATTGTATTTTAGGCATGAAAAAAATAAAGAGTGAAAGTGTTGACATTGTTATTTGTGATCCACCCTACAATATTGGCAAGGATTTTGGAAATGACAGTGACAGACAGAAAATGAGCGAATATTTGTTATGGTGCGACAATTGGATACGCGAGTGTCTGCGAATATTAAAGCCCAATGGTACCTTATATATTTACGGGTTTAGCGAGATACTTGCCTTTATACGAACACGCATATTTTGCAATGTAAAATGGTTAGTTTGGCATTATACGAATAAAGTGACTCCATCCCTCAACTTTTGGCAAAGAACCCATGAGAGTATTTTATGTTGTTATAAAAATAAGCCAATATTTAATCGCGATGATGTGAGGGAACCTTATACTGATACCTTTCTAAAAAATGCTGCCGGAAAGGTTAGAAAGGCGACAAAGGGCCGATTCAGTAACGGCGACAAAGAAACCACATATACAGCACATGAGGGTGGAGCGTTGCCGCGTGATGTAATAAAGGTTCCTGCGTTGGCCGGTGGTGCGGGAAAAAAAGAGCGAGTTGACCATCCAACGCAAAAACCGTTGAGCTTATGCGACACGTTAATTCGGGCCGCGCGAAATAAGGATATCCCGACCTTGCTGGTCGTTCCGTTTGTTGGGTCAGGGTCTGAGTGTGTTTCGGCAAAAAAAAACAATGTAAATTTTATCGGATTTGAAATTAATAGCGATTACATTATTACTGCAAATGATAGGCTGAGTCAATTAGGCGATGATGATAAACTATTGCCGAAAGAGCATGAACAACAGGAGGATTAGTGTAATTTTGTTAGCAGATCAATATAGTTAAATTTTGGTACGTTGCTTGCGGTAGTACTTGCCACGATAAATTTTTTTATGTCGTCTGTCATTTCAATGTGTATCCACAATTGGGATGACATGCTGAACGAAATTTTCATACTACACCCATGAATCTCATTTGTCTTCCAACCAGTTTGCGCATCTTTGTTTTTTCCAGTTTTACCGATCATTGGTTCCCACGTGTAAGCCGATGGATCCAAAACAGCGTAATTGCTTGGGATCAACATCCAATCGTAAGTAGTGCTTTCGCAGCCGCCGTTATCGTCTCTTACAATAAACGAATAGTAGTCAAAGTTTTTACGACCATTTATTTCTGCAATAATTTCTGTAGGCGTTCCGCATCTTTTTTCACTGCATACGGAGGTTAGCCGATAAGAACTAATATCAAATGTTTTTCTGTTTTTAGAATATTTCGCAGACTTGTTACTAATTTTACCCAAAGAACAATTTATGTCCATGCCTGGTAAATGACTTCCGTCGCTTTTAGAATATACCTCAATCCCGGAAGATGAAAACACCAGCGCATTTATGTCTTCCCAGGTTGCTTCGTTAATAGGCGACGAATTAATTAGGTGGTACCCCTCAACGGCTTGTTTAAAATAATTACCAATTACCTCTAAATTTTCAAAGATTCCGGGCAAACCATTTGCATCGGAGCTTGCGTCGGCGGTAAGGCCATTTTGCGGTTGTACGATTGTACTCATCTTGTTTTATTGCAATACTTGCATGTGCAATTATTTCAATCAATTTTATTGTTTACTAACCTAACCTATGGGTATAAGTGTATTTAGAATTCGGAGTATGGGACATTGTTTCCGCCGCGAAGAACGAGGAAGTTGTATTGCTCGCCAGTCATGCAGGCGCATCCAGTGCTATTAGAGTAGGTGTTGGGGCAGCACTCCGGTTTAAAGGGGGTGTTAGCGAACATTAACATTTCACCCTCGGGTAGAGGGACGGGCTGGGGCTCGCGAGCCAAAAACTGCTTAACACCCTTGCTGAGGGGTTGGCCCTTGACAACGGTCATGTTCTGCGCGCTCCAAGACGACGTATTCACAGGCACGTCGCTGCTCAAGTCATAGGAGGAGGACTCTCCGTAATTAGTATTGGCGCCCGAAAACCCCTCAGTCTTCTTAGCAACAACCTTCTTCATTACGTCAAGACCCTCCATAAGTCCAACGCGGCTGCATCCACAAAGAGTGTGACCAACCAAAATTAAATAAACGACGCCGATTAAGATTAAGACCTCAAGATTCAACTTAAATCCAAATATTGAGATATCCATATTATACATATTTCATAGATAATAATTTTCCGGCGCTTTTTACTAAAAATAGGTCAACCGTCGCATTATAGTCATAAAATTTAACTTTGTCAACGCGAAAGGTTTTTTTGTCCGTCAATAAATGGTACAATTCATCGTGATTTTTACTCAACTTCTTTTTTCTATTTGACTCTAAATATAACGTGGTTTTTACTCGGACATTTTTATCGCACATTGGTAGATTTGGTCCTCCTTCCACAACCGTATTGCCTAAAGTGTATGTAAATTGTTCACTCATGTTTTTTCCGTTTATTTTCACGAGGCCATAAACCGTCTCTCCATGTTCAAGAACGTCATCTATGCAAATATCCCGGATTTCCTTGTAGGCGCCATTCTTAAGCTTTATTTTAGTTGTTCCAGCAAATCCGCTGTCAAACTCAGTATGAATATTCTCAAGATGGTCAATACGAACCGCGCCGTTATTCTTAATTTCATTAATATCGTCGCCGTATAATTCGTCCCAATCAGTGAAGGTTATCCCATTGATTTCCAACGTTTTGTAGGCAGTATTTAAACAATATAAATAGGGTTTTTCATAATACGCATGTTTTATCGCATCAGGGTGTTCAGAAACGTGTATCCATCGGTCCTTATACAAAACTATGTGCGAATCGGAAACCGTAATATTTTCCAAATAATACATAGTTGATCCCTTTGCTTCCAATTTAAACGTTGCGGTTACCGCATTGTCGTCTACTAAAATGTCGCCGACCTTTATATCTATAATTTTCTTCTTGGTCCCATCATTCATTGCAACTAATGTATCTTCGTCAAAACATTTTACCCTGGGCACATTTCCGCCCTGTATTTGTAGGGCATTTGACAAGAAGACCTGAATAATTACTAACGGTATTGCAACAAGAGAGAAAAACACTGTAGCCGAAATGGCCGCACCCCACGTAAATGGAACAGCCCACAATACTGCAATTGTCACTGCGAGCGAAATCAAAATAACAATAACCATCTGAATTATGGCTCCCAATAGCGATTTAAGCGTATAGTATGAACCCAAAACAGTAAACAGCCCCGCCGACATGGTCCCCTGTACCTTGCCTATCAGGTCCTTGAAGCCGATGATTATTTGCTGCAGCGGTATTGTTATATTCATTATCCGCCCCATAATTTCCTGCGTAACATCCCGAAGACTATTTCGGATTTTGTCAAACATCCCGCGAATATTTTGAATGTCGTTTTGAACTTGCACAGCAATACTTTGCAGAGCGCTTGTTACAAACGTTAAAGGTGCAACTGCGGTTCCCGTGCCGCTGGCGAGAATATTCTGAAGGCAGTAATTGAAATTCTGGTAAGTATATTCTATAGCAGTCATTCCGTCTGGGTGGGTAATAAATCCTGCGACCGGCATGATTTGTGGCTTACACCGCTGATTTGGCCAATCGTCTATAATCGGTCGTGCATTTATCATGATAGCACAATATGATGCGAATACTATCAATATCATCGTGAAAATAAGCAGCAACATGACAGACCCTCCATACTGGTCCATGTATGTTAATTTATCATACATTTTTTTTATATTCTGTAAGTTTTTGGGGTTTGGTAAGGTTTCTGGTTTAAGGTTATCCATATACTATACTTGTAAAAAAAGTATAGTATAATATCTATTTCTTCTCCCCTGCGCCGATACCGAGACATTAAGACGGCATGATTTTCACAAAATGGTCCTCCCAATCCCAGAACAGATGCGGCCCAATTTTAATTCGGTGGTTTGACGTAATCAGACAACTAAACCAATCCGTCTCAAGGATGGATGTTTCTGCGCCGGCGTAGTTTTCTACCTTAATAAAGTTCTTTATGGTATCGTCGTATACTAAATGCGAGCCAGTGACATATATATCTGCGCTGCGAACTCCGCCGTTTCTAATTATATACAGTGGCGCGCGATCTCTCATATTGTCAATTTTCATGACTGATTCCACAACTGCCCCATCCTCCAGAATGTCTCCTAAATCAATGTCCTTCATGGCCTTTATGTTTCCATTTTGCAATTGAACGTTTGTTCCAGGGTGAAAGCATTTACCAAGCGTTCTTACCATTTGCCCAGGCGGTCCATTCCACGTGCTGTTCATCGTTTTAATGCTTCCATCCATAATGTACATAAGACTCACCATGACACCAATTGTTTTCCCAATCAAGTCCTTAATGCCCATGGTAATCCGTTGAAATTCTATCACCAAATTAAGGAAAACGCCGAATATGGATTGAATTGTGTCGGATATGAATGTCCGTATCTTGTCAAACATTGCTCTAATATCATTGATTTCCCCCATAAATCCACCCAGCACCCCACCGAGCGAGCTTGTTATAAATGTAAGAGGCTGCAGTAGGTGGCCCATAAAGTTTGTTTGCATTGACTGAACACAGTATACAAAATTCTCCTCCATATTATCAGCTAAAGGCATATACATTGGATTGCATCTATATAGTGGCCATTGGGCTTTGATTTGGGCTACTTGGCTGTAATA